TAGCGAGACTTTTAGTCGATAACCCACAGGGACTCTCATCGTATGAGATTTTTAACCACTTAGCCGACAGCGACTTGAATCGTCGTTGGCTACCGACACGCAACTCCATCGGGCCTAAATTACGGGCCATCGGTGGGCTTGAAAAGCACGGCAAAGGTACGGCCTATACCACGGTCAGCACTAGAAGTGTAGTGGTTTGGAGGCTGAACATGCAGGATTATATCAAATGGAGGGGTGCTGATGTTATCCGTGATTGATTTGAAAAACATTACATTCGAGCGAACATACCCTTACACCCGTAACAGGCAGGGGCGTATGGTTCAAGAGCCTTACTTCACTATCAGTGAGAGTGAGCAAACATACCACCTCAAGGGCCGACTCACTATGTGGTCTTTCCTTGACTCCCTATACCCTAATGACCCTCTACCAAGAGGGCCGGTAGAGGATGACTTATTCGCACCAAGCATACATACTCCTTCGATGCTCTCATTATTCAATGAGTTCACCCAAGAGAGTAGCGCATCTAATAGGTACTTGGTTTTTGAGCATGACTCCGAAAACGCTGTGCTCTTAGTCCGTAGCCTAGATGAGTATGTTTTGTCGAATGACATAGAGAAGGTGGATAGTATGTTGGCTAGTGCGGGGTTCGTAACTCAGCATAGACCGACTGTCTATAAAGACTCTAAGAAGGCCCATTTGAGGCCATCGTTATTCTGTCATGTAGGTAGACACACTGTGCGAGTAACAGACATCGGACCGTCTTTCTACATCAGCGTGACAGCCGTGGACATGGCGGGTAAGAAGTACTGCCTCCTACCCCCTACGACCTGTAAGAAAACAACCAAGGAGTTGCGTGAAGCATTGACTAATACGCTTGATGTTGCTTCTGTTGGTGTATCGGTAGAAGTAGCGAGGGACTTACCAACAATCAGCGCAGTAAATGAGTCACCTTACTTGATGACCCGTGAATTAGATACATTACTGCATGATAGATTGCGGAGGTGCATATAAGCGTTCCGCAATTAAGTTGGATAATTTTTTTTTGACAACGAAAATAAACCGACTGACTGCGCCTTGATTGCTCTAATTAAGTTATTTCGTTATAGACATTTATGTTATGAGGACTATACTATACTATTACTATACTATACTATAACCTTTTTATTAAATATCCCTTATACGAATTAACTTAATACCTAGGAATCGGGGAGCAGTGCAGTGGTTTAATTTCGTTTGCTGAATTGAAGTTACCAACTTAATTACAGAACACTTAAGTAGTGACGAAGGATTGATGATAAATAATGATGACTAAACACGAAACAATTGACATATACGAACAGGAGGCATGGCCTGCTGTCATTAACGGAGTTCTAATTTACTCCGAGAACGAATACGGTTGCGCCTCACACATAGCAATGAATGCTATACTTGGTGAGGCCAAACCCGCAGGGCGCATCCTGTCGCATTTGATTAGCCAAATGGTATTCAACCAATCGAAGGACTTTGAACAGATAGGTTGGGAATACTACTTCTACAACGGAGTAGTTATCCTAAATGTAAATCAGTGGCCTCAAACACCTATCATGCCTCTACAAGAAGCACAGGCTACATGGATTCACTGCTACCCACCGGTACGGGACTTTGTTTCCTTTATGAAAAACAAGTACGATGACTTAGGCTTCTTTGCATTCGTAACATCTACTACTTTGCATGACTCGCTCAACACCGACATATTCGCTGTTCACTCTCCCGATGAGATGCTATGCTACTCACATTCCGCTAGCCAAAAATTACGAATCACAGGCGAGGGTGTTTTGAAAACAGACTTGTTCTTCTCTCCCCCTGCTTGGCTATTCCCTCACTTGGCTCATAACATGGGCATTAGTAATTGCCTCACTGTATTCAGTGGACATGACCCCGAATCGGGTGATGTTGATGAAGTGGCGGCACTCTCGCTATTCCGATGGGTCAATAAAATGACTGGTAAATACAAGACAAAGCACTCACTCAACGCCTCCATCAAGAAAACCAACAAACAGATAAGCGAATCAATGGCACTAAGAAAGCAATTAGAAGAGTTACTTAGTGATGCACAGACCAAGGTAGAAGCACCTAATATGCTATGGGGTTGATTGATGTGCATAACATGAATGTCTTTGATGCTATGGCCGAGTATGTCGAGCGCAACCACTATGTTGATGTTGCCGATAAAGTGCCTGTGTTCCTATGTTCGATAGGCACTCACATATTCAACGGGCTGAACAAGTGTGGTACATGTCCGTTCATACCTGTCGAAGGTGTCGAGGGATTTGAGATTGAATCCTGTATCCTACGACATGACAAAGACCCAATCTATACACCTATGTCTCATGTCGCTGACACGAGACTTCACATACTGATGCGGGGTATGAAGGGGTCGGGTAAATCCGTGCTCATACAGTTGTTTCTAAGCCCTAAAACAGGGCTATTGTCAAACATGGCTAATGCTGAAATCGGCATGGGCTTTAGAACTGACATCGGCCCGAACTCAATTACCGAAGCAGGTATGTTTGGTTCGGTGGATGAAGAAGGTAATATCATGGGCCGACCACTGGCTCGTGAAATGTGTGGGGGTTTCCTTGGATTCGAGGAGTTCTCGTCCATCACTGATGCCGGAAAGAAGGAACACAGCACCGACATTAAGAACCAACTACTCACCTCCACCGACAACGGTAGAGTCAAGAAGGTTATGAGAGCCGGATGGGTAGAATATACTACTCGCTATACACTGTGGGCAGGTACGCAACCTGCTCGATTCGAGATGGAGTCCGGTCTTGACCGACGCTTCTTCATCATTGACATCGAGATGAACCCCGAAAAGGAGCGACTATTCAAAATGGCGCAGGCTAAACAGGCGAGTATGACTCCCGCCGAGCGTGCTGAGTTAATCGGCATGGCTGACAACCTGCGTAACTTCTTTACTGACCGAGCCATGGAGGTAATTATGAACCCCCCAACTGGACTACGGTTTGATGACGCATTCAATGAGTGGTTATTCCGACCCGAAGTCCGTAGCCATGAGGCCGACCTGTTTCGTAGGCTAGCCTTGGGCCATGCTATCATGTCCCCAATCTACAAAGGCGGTGATGTCCTACACATTAAAATGACAGACCAACTACGCACCATCCTTGACCGGTGCTTGGATATGCGACGAAGCGTCATGGATGCTGACCTGCGCCTAATCAAGACAGCCTTCTGGAATCAAGCCATGTCCCGCTCCAACCTCATCAAAGAGGTAGCGCGAATGATTACGAATGGTGACTACCAATCCGCTAAACGATGGATTGAGGACAACCTACATATACAGGCGTGGTATAATGAAGAAAGGAGTAAGGGGGCAGGTAGAGGACGCAAAGGAGTGTCCTGTTATATCGGCTACCCCCAAGCCAACTACGAGGTGAAACCAAATGAGGCCTAAAATAAAACATAATTTTTTACAAAATGCAATAAAATACATAACAGAAAACGGACCAAGTACTGCAAACGAACTGCATGATTCATTACAATACACTGCTAGAGGCAAACCACTTAGAGACACATTAACTCCTAGGCAATGCCAACAAATACTCGCTAGATGTAGTGACTTAGTGGCAAAGGATACCGAAGTATATTATCGAGATACAAACAGAAAGACAACCTATATTGTCAGTATGTATCATTTAGTAGGTGATGTTTGATGGGTAGATACACTCAATGGTGTGACCGAGCCAAGGAGCAAATCCTACGCAACGGCGAGATGTCAGCACGCACTCTTATGTATAACATTGCACAGTCGGGATTCAGTGCCAAGCGTAGCCCTACCAGTGTGCGCTCCGCTTCTCAAGCCCTACTCCGAGACCACCGCTTTGCATCACATGAACCCGATGTCGGGTCATACCAATTCGGTGAGGGCGAGGTGGCTAGAGGCTACCACTACAAAGTAAAAGTATGGAGTGTGGTTTGATGAAAACCCGACGACAAATCCAAGACCGCATAGATTATTTGCTTACGAACATACCTAATACCAATGCTCACGCTCACGCCGAAGCCCTACAGTGGGTCATTGAAGACAACAACTGTGCTGTATGTCAATTGGCAAACAAGCGTGAGGTCGAGGTCAAAATCCACCGAGGTGAAATGACTAGCACATTCCTTGAGTCTAAGTACTCATGGCCTGTAGGTACAGTTAATCGTCACATGGATGAGCACCTACAGTATGAACCCAACGAAGCATCACACATCGAACAGATGCGGGATGAGTCTATCAGCACACTCAATGTAGCCGAGAATCTCGTTCAACGACTGGTCTCTTGGCTTGATGAACTTGAGCAACGCAAAGTAACTGAGGGACTTACCTCGGAATGGATTGGCGACGCTACTAAGTTACTGTCTCAAGGACAAGGATTCTTGAAATTAGTAGGACAACTCAAGAGCGAGATTGGCGTTGATTCGCAACTACTACTCGCTGACCGAAAGGTCGATGCCATGATGGGCATTCTCGTAGAAGTCCTACGCAATGAGCCGCTCTACCTAGACCAAATACAACTGCGCCTCGCCACTATGCAAACGCCCAAGGTGTCCTACAATGATGCCGACTTCGAGGTGATTGAATGAAGCGAGAGTGGGATTGGATGATGGATGGTGAAGAGGAATGAGCATCAAGTCATGGCGCAGTAAGAGTGCCACCATGTTGTTCACTCGACCCATCTACGAGCGTGAGTTCCCTGCTCTAGCGCAGGCCATGGCCGATGATGGTTTAAGCATTCGCTTAGTGGCGAAGGGTAATGGTTATGAGTTGTATGTTGCAGACTATCAAGTCCCTGCAAAGTCGGTGCGGGAGGTGTGGGGATTATCACCACATCAAATGCGCCGTTTTATTGATTGGGTCTTAACAAATGATACGGAGTTGATGTAATATGGGAGTAGTAATTTTCACTAATGACGACACGAGATACCGAACTGGAGACTACTTCTGTATGTATGGCGACTTGACTACCTCTCCGTCAGCACCACACACCACATACATTCTACACATCAGTAACTTTACTGAGAAGGATGCACTATACTGGGCCAAAATTGTACCTTTCCGCTTAGTCATTGTATGTGACAAGTTGCCTAAATTGACAAAGGCGAGCGAGGACTGTGTTATCCTCGACCAATCTATCAAGACAAGTAAGCCCGACTACTCTCGCAAAATTAGAGCGGCCCTATGTTGGGCTGACCGTGACCGAGCACACACTGCTCTCGGTCCTATCCCTCTCCCCCTAGCCAACGCATTCATCAAGGTGAACACACATGATATATCCCTTGGTCGCCTGTTGGCTCGATGCCGATTCACCCTGCATGAAAGTTATACTCGTGCGGCGATTGCATACGGCATCAATCCTATTCGCAACTTCAAGTGGCCTTCTAAGAAGGCCAAGAAGGACTATATAGTGCCGGATGGCATTAGACAAACAGACAAGCATATGGAGACCATTCTAAGTGGAGACCCACTAGTAACGAATGAGATACGCACTAATCAAATTGATGCGTTGCCTGTCGGAGCAAACAAAACAAAACAAGAAGTGATACAATGGCTATGATGAAACAACAAGAACTGCACACTGTGTTCGTATATGGGACACTAAAGAAAGGATACAGTAACCACGGTTACTTAGCGCAACAAGAATACCTAGGTGAATATGAAAGTAACCCTCGATGGGGCTTGGTAGACCTAGGACCATTCCCTGCTATGGTGTGTGGTGCTCTCGCTGTCAAAGGTGAGGCATACGCTGTGACTGACGATGTTTTAGAAGAACTCGATGTACTCGAAGGGGTGGCTCAAGGCTTTTATCACCGCCGTAGAATTGAAATCAATAATGCAGGCGACAAAATAAACGCTTGGGTCTACACCTACAACGCTATCCCCCATTCTTCAACAACTCTACTACAGGAGTGGTGAACATGGACTACGGTAGCGGAGGACTATGGATTATGCTAGCAGTATTGCTTTGGTTTATTATCGCTGTCATCACCGACCCTAAGTTCGGGGATTATGGCGGCGCTTATCAATTTGATGTCAAGACCACTATGGAGCATGAGGCTAGTGCCGAGGCCACTTCTCAAGCGATTGTATGGTTTAACCAAAACGAGTGACTCTCATAAGGCATTAGCGATTATGCTTAAGCATGTCGGCCAACAATAATAACAAGCGGGTTCGTCGGGCAATAGTAGAATTACTGCTCGAACACGGTCCTGCCACTAGAGAAGAAGTTGCCGAATTATTACAGAATTACAAAGGTGTGAAGAATGTTCCCTCTCCTAATAGCCTCAGTGCTCTTATGTCTAAGAATCCGCAAGTGGTTATCGTCGGCAAACAAAAAGTCGAAATGACTGTTGGGATTAACACTCAGCATATGCTTTTCGATATTGACCGAGAAGTAATCAAGACAAAGGATGATTTGATTTTGACTCGTCCTATTTCAGTGATGACTCCTAGTGAGCGAAAGAAAGCAAAGCAATGCCCTGTGTGCGCCAAGACTAGAATAATGCCTACCGATGAAAACCACTGCATAGCATGTATTCGTCGGGCATAGGGATTATATAGTGGCGTAGATACATGGTAAGGCATGAAACAAGTATGGGCTACCAAGCACCGGCCTTCTACTCTCGATGAGTTCGTAGGCCAAGAACACATGATTGGTGAGTTCGAGCGCATCGCCTCCGGTACTAGCGGCATGCAACACTACATTTTTTATTCTCCCGAAGCGGGAACAGGTAAGACCTCTCTCGCTCATATACTGGCTAATCAATTAGGCTACACTATTCATATGTACAATGCCTCATCCAAGCGACAGCGGGGCATACAATTCATCGAGGATGAATTAGCCCCTATGACTCGACTTGGACAGTGGGAGACCATTTACTTTTTAGATGAAGCCGACCAACTTACTGATGCGGCCCAGTCGGCACTGAAAGGTGTCATCGAAGGTGCTCAAGGTTACTTCATTCTTACCTGTAACGACTTAACTAAGTTGTCTCCTTGGCTTCAATCTCGATGCCAACTAAGAACCTTCAAACCAATAGAGGACAGTGAAATGTTCCTGCGGTTACATCAAGTAGATGCTAGAGAAGGGTTCTTTACTAATCAAGCCGACCTTGACAAAATCATAGGTGCCAACAAAGGCGACTTACGAAACGCAATCAACGCTCTACAGGCGTACCATACTATTCCCGAAGAAAGCCGAGAGCAATTCTTGGTATCCATCTCCGAACCGGAGATTGATGCGGCTAGAATACTCACTCTTTGTCTCAAAGAGAAGCAGGTAGAAGAAGCGGTAAAGTGCATGGGCACACCGACTAATCTACGAAAGACCATAGGCGCTGTATTTAGTTACGGCATTAACTCCCCCGCTAAACCTCGAAGCAAATTGCTCTTGGTAGATGCCGCTACACAGGCCCAAAGGGACTTGTTGAGTGGTGTCGAAGCCCACTATGTTATGTGGGATTTTTGCCGTAGATTGGCTGAGTAGGTAGGGTTATATAGTGGCGGAGATACATGGATAGATGAGGTTTTACAATGGTAGATATACAACAAATGATTGAACGAATTAGCAAAAATGTGAACTGTACGGTTGATGCACTTAACGCTCGAATGAGCGAAGTGCTTGACACCAACAGGGCCGCATGGATGGATGCAGGAAAGACAGAAGAAGAGTGCAATATCAACGCACTACGGATTGCAGGACGACAGATTAAGAGCGAAAGTGAACGACTAAAGCGTTCCGGTGCGACTCTCTTTGAAGGAATGTTCATTAGTGCCCCACGCTACAAAGACTGGGCAGACTTTGCATACAAGAAAGCGGCTAAGAGTATTGGCGACTCAGCGATTGCTGACGCTATGGTCGAAGACGGACTAGCAACTGTCTACGAAGACAACAACGATGGCACATACACCAAGAAGTACAACGGTTCTTTGGCTCGTGGCGAAGCATTCGACCCCGATGTCAGCACTGTTGATGTTTCGGAATTGCCTAAGAATACTTACGACGCAGGCAACGGACTACACTTTCACTTGATTTGGGACAAGGCTAGCCCTACATTCCCGTCCGGTGACAAGAACTTCAAGTACGGCAACCCTCGCCCACTAAGCGAAAAGGACCGTAACTGTATGTTCTTGGGTAGAAAGCAGGGAGACAAAGACACTCAAGTCTACTCCATGCGATTCACTGGTGCTCTAGCCGAAGTAGACCAACCTACTTTCGTAGCAGGAACTATCGCTATGCGCCCTGCTCGTAATGGTAACACTGCCTACGCTAAAGCAGGTGTCTCCAACTTCACAGTTGATGACTCACTACAGACTATTTTCTCCGACGCTCCCGATGCCATTAACTATGACGGCATCAAGCGACTCGAAGGTGGTCTACAAGACATCGAAGCATATGTCGGTGGACTCAGCGACAAAGAGAAGTGGGATGCACTAGTATCTGTTGTAGTCGAAGTTATTCACATTGACCCACGGGACAATGGTGGCTACATTATCACTGTTGGCGACCTTGACATCATGTCTATGGCCGGCACTACTGACATTTATGTCCCTGCCTCTCAAGAGTCACTGGTTGATTTTTCTGTCGGTTCTACTCTAATGGTTGTTGGACAGCCTTACATGAGCCGTGACGACGAAGCACGCCTAGTAACTACTGGTTGGTGGTGTGCTGAATCCATTGGTGTCAGTGATGACTCCTCGACTGTAGATGCTGAGGGGTGGGACTGATGGCTTGGGCACAGTCTAAAACCGAGGCGGCCCCTGCGAAAGCGGGGGCTACCTACGGGGCCGAATACTACCGTGAGTTGTTCGACAAGAAGCGAGCAAACCATGCACCAATTCGCATGGCCTTGGTAGGAAAGGAGAACACCGCTAAGACCGGTCTCTCTCTTGACCTAGCACTCAAGCACACAGACAAGGACATTGTAGTCCTCGACTGTGACAATTCCGCACAGAACACTGTAGATTACTTACTCTCGACCAAGGTTGAGGGTGCTGAAAGAATCCGTGTCATCCCTATGATTGATGAGATGGATGATGCTATGTGGAATGAAGACAACACTACTGATTGGCTCGCTGTAGTCAAAAAGTTGGAGTGGTTCACCGCATACCTTGGTGAGAATAATGAGAGTATCGGGGCTGTCGTCATGGATGGCGGCTCTACTTTCCTCAAGTGGTGCGAGTTCGTTATGACTGAGCGACTTGTTGAGCGTGGTGTTATCAAAGACGAGAGCGACAACTTCAATCAGAAGGAATGGCGTGAGCGCAACCGTGTGTTCAAGGGCGTTCTTAACCGACTGACTGCTCTACCAATCCCCTACATTTTCTTTACCTTTCACTTGAAAGACAAGAAGCAATTCATGGACATCGGCAACGGTACTAAAGCCATGATGAAAATTGGCGAGATTGTCGATTGGGTCGATGGTACACAGCGATTCGTAAGCCAACAGGTTCTACTAAGACGATACACTAAGAAAGGCGACAAGACCGCCGGTGTTGAGGCTGACAAAAAGTTGGGCGAGGATGACTTCGTTATCCGTGCTACTATCAACGAGATGAAAGGTCGCAACATGGAGCACTTGGGTAAGCAGTATGACTTGATGAGTGTTGTCAATGGCAAAGTGACTTGGAGCGGATTACCTTTTGGGTGGGACTGATATGGGATACGAAGCAAAGTTATTTGAGATAGGCAAAGAACTACAGGTTCTCCGCTCTCGAATTGCTGACCTTGAGGCAATCATTGATGAGATACCTAACTTGGGCGCAGTCATAGCGGCTGTGCGTGAGTTGCAGGATGAGCATGACGCTCCCGCCGCTAAGTTCACCCACTACTTAGGGAGTTGGGTTAAGTGAAAGTTCCTCGAAAGGCACTTGAGCAGTTGCTCTCGGCTACATCGAGGGAGCAACATATCAACGGCAAACCACAGAAGCAGGTTACTGGGTGTATCCTAGTGTTGGGCGACGATAAGTTGTCCACTACTTCTATTGTAAAGGACGGGAAAACCTCCCTCTCATACTTATCATTTAAGTGCGAGGGGGATGAAGAATCCCTACCTGTGCCGGACATTGAGCGTATGCTTGGAGTCCTAAAGTATCACGGAGATTATGTGAACCTAAGCCTAAACAACGGTAAGGTTCTTATTAAATCTAATAAAAAACAGACTACTCTAGCAGGTGGCTTTGATGCTAAAGCATTTGCCAATAGCCAACACACGCTCAAAGAGTGGCATAATGAAGCAAAGAGTAGAGCCGAACAGATAGACGGCTTGACATACAAGACCAAGGATGGGAATACTATATCCCCTTTCTTTACTGCTCAAATCGAAGCAGGGGAATTGTATGACGCTCTACGCTGTGATGGTATGAACGGACAGAAGTTGAATCGTTACCGCTTTCAAGTCAAGGACAACACGCTAAGTGTTTCAGTAGGAGACCCGTTCAAGGGACAGACTACTACCGACTTGGGCGAATACACCACTGATGATTTTGAAGTAGCATTCGAGGGAGGTCTTGAGAATATAACGAGACACTACCGAGATGACATTTACTTGAGGTTCTTGGATTTTAGAGAACACGGTCAAGGAATAAGACTTCTAATGGTGATGGGTAACGGAGACTGGGTATTTCAAGCGGGGGTTCTTTGATGGCCCTAGGCTACAAATACGATACAATCGCCGGATTTACTACTCCCCAAGTCAAGGCCGTATGTGAATACGAGGCATTTAATCGTTGGATTTTTAGAGGCTCTCACAGGCGAAGAAGGATGAGGATTCTTCTTTCTTGTGTGGTGGCTTTTGAGTTGGATGCTGACGACTGGTACACTACTGAATTGATATGCCAAATGGCAATGTTACATGATGCTAGAGGGACTTCATCTCAAATAATCAGCAATCAACGCGTGGGTACTCTCTTTAGGGTGCTTACTGCTCGTGAATTACTCGAATACCGCACGGTAAAAGGAAAGAGAGAATACAAATTAGGTGAAAAATATGTTAATGATATGCTACAATTGCGAAAAGAAGCAAATAATAAATGAAGAACAACCAACCGTGAAGGTCGGTGAGAATTACGCCGAGCAAATAATTAAGTGCATCCACTGCGGAGAGCCGCATAAATTATGCTTAACTCTAAAGGCACTACGAGATGACTACCGTGACCCACACTGGTTGCGGGAGCATTATGTAGACAAGGGTTACTCCATGGCGGCTATCGCAGTAATGTGCTCGGTGACTCCTATGACTATCCAAAATTGGCTACGCCGACATGACATACCGACAAGAGGCAGGGGGTATAGAGTAAATGGTTAATCATGTCCTCAAAATTACTGTATGTCCGGCCTGCCAAAGTGTAGTCTCGGCCACCTGCAACCCGCCATCTAATGATTTAGATATTATCAATACTATTATGCTACAGCATGGATGGTGTCGATGCTTTCTTGACCTAATGGATTAAGTAGTGGCGAAGTGAGATGTGTATATATGATTGTAACACAGGTAGGCGGTAGGGACATACGAATAAGAAGTAGAGACCCCGAAACCCTTGAGCGGCAGGACATTAAGTTGAATGCTTATCCGTATTGCTTCACCAATAATGTAGGTGACACATACGGTCTAGTCAAAGTCCAAGAGGGCTTTGAGGGTCTCTATGGACAGAAGTTAAACAAGGTCTACTTTCGCACAGAATATGACCGTCGCATGTGGTCTAAACACACTACTACTTGGGAGAGCAATGTTACTTTCCCCAACCAAGTTCTTATTGACCGGCTGAGTGCCGGTGAAGACCCCATACCCAACTACAATCACCGGATATGGTACTTAGATGGCGAATGGATGACTAAATCCGGCGAGATAACTATGCTTAGTGTGCATGATTCGTACACAGGTAGAATGTATTCTTGGGTTCGCCATGACGACATAAAGGCAGGGACTTACAAATCCCTCGACTGCATCAATCACCCCGAAGGCCTTGAGTCTATCGAGTTCGATACTCCAATAAAGGCTTTCGCTAATGAGCGACAACTACTCGCTGACTTTGCCGCACACATGGCAAAACAAGACCCCGATATTATCGCAGGGTGGTATGTGGTAGATG